CACACTGTCACTTGACGCAGGGCTGAAAGTTCTACAGCAACGGTATACCAATATGATAATGGTTTACTAAATTTTCTGGGGATCCCTCAGGGAAAATCCCCTAAAACGAGGGATAAAACATCCCTCAAATTAGGGGATTGCTATCCCTCAAAACAGGGGGACACAAAAGACACTATTACAAAAGAAAAAAGAAAAGATTATTCGTCCGAGAATTCTGGCGAATCCTCTGACCAGCCAGAAAACGATCTTTCTGTGGTTAAACCGGATGCTGCAATTCAGAGCGGCAGCAAGTGGGGAACAGCAGAAGACCTGACCGCCGCAGAGTGGATGTTTGACATGGTGAAGACCATCGCACCATCAGCCAGAAAACCGAATTTTGCAGGGTGGGCTAACGATATCCGCCTGATGCGTGAACGTGACGGACGTAACCACCGCGATATGTGTGTGCTTTTCCGCTGGGCCTGCCAGGACAACTTCTGGTCCGGTAACGTGCTGAGTCCGGCCAAACTCCGCGACAAGTGGACCCAGCTCGAAATCAACCGTAACAAGCAACAGGCAGGCGTGACAGCCAGCAAACCAAAACTCGACCTGACAAACACTGACTGGATTTACGGGGTGGATTTATGAAAAACATCGCCGCACAGATGGTTAACTTTGACCGTGAGCAGATGCGTCGGATCGCCAACAACATGCCGGAACAGTACGACGAAAAGCCGCAGGTACAACAGGTAGCGCAGATCATCAACGGTGTGTTCAGCCAGTTACTGGCAACTTTCCCGGCGAGCCTGGCTAACCGTGACCAGAACGAACTGAACGAAATCCGCCGCCAGTGGGTTCTGGCTTTCCGGGAAAACGGGATCACCACAATGGAACAGGTTAACGCAGGAATGCGCGTAGCCCGTCGGCAGAATCGACCATTCCTGCCATCACCCGGGCAGTTTGTTGCATGGTGCCGGGAAGAAGCATCCGTTATCGCCGGACTGCCAAACGTCAGCGAGCTGGTTGATATGGTTTACGAGTATTGCCGGAAGCGAGGCCTGTATCCGGATGCGGAGTCTTATCCGTGGAAATCAAACGCGCACTACTGGCTGGTTACCAACCTGTATCAGAACATGCGGGCCAATGCGCTTACTGATGCGGAATTACGCCGTAAGGCCGCAGATGAGCTTGTCCATATGACTGCGAGAATTAACCGTGGTGAGGCGATCCCTGAACCAGTAAAACAACTTCCTGTCATGGGCGGTAGACCTCTAAATCGTGCACAGGCTCTGGCGAAGATCGCAGAACTCAAAGCTAAGTTCGGACTGAAAGGAGCAAGTGTATGACGGGCAAAGAGGCAATTATTCATTACCTGGGGACGCATAATAGCTTCTGTGCGCCGGACGTTGCCGCGCTAACAGGCGCAACAGTAACCAGCATAAATCAGGCCGCGGCTAAAATGGCACGGGCAGGTCTTCTGGTTATCGAAGGTAAGGTCTGGCGAACGGTGTATTACCGGTTTGCTACCAAGGAAGAACGGGAAGGAAAGATGAGCACGAACCTAATTTTTAAGGAGTGTCGCCAGAGTGCCGCGATGAAACGGGTATTGGCGGTATATGGAGTTAAAAGATGACCATCTACATCACTGAGCTAATAACAGGCCTGCTGGTAATCGCAGGCCTTTTTATTTGGGGGAGAGTAAATCGTGGTTGAGTTGATTTTTTCTGCATTGAGGATTCTCGGTGCTATGTGGATGGTGGCGACGTTCATTGTGGTTGCCAGCAGTTTTGTCCGGCTGGTAGGCGAAGGTAAAGACCTGGTTGGTGTGCTTTTCGGTAGCATTTTCCTGTGGGTGATTATCGGTGTTGCGCCTGTCGCTGTAGCAAAAATGGCGTGGCGTTTTGTGAGTTGAGGTGACAATGAAGCAAATATACATGCTTCGCAACGAAGCAATCAGAAACAACGCCATAGACGCAATACTCTCACTTCCGATCGACGACAAGTCACCTCACGAAGTCCACATTAAAGAACCAAAGCGGAGCAATCCTCAAAACCGCCTTATGTGGGCGTTATTGCAGGACGTATCACGTCAGGTGCTTTGGCATGGACAGAGACTTGCGCCGGAGGACTGGAAAGACCTGTTCACTGCCCTGTGGCTTAAGACCAAAAAACTGGAGCAACGAAGTGTGCCTGGTATCGATGGTGGCGTTGTCATGCTTGGCGTGCGTACCAGCAAAATGCGAAAGGCCAGCATGACTGAGCTTATCGAAATCATGTTTTGGTTCGGCTCAGAGCGCAACGTGCGGTGGAGTGATGACTCCCGGCGAGAGTATGAATGGTCACAACGAAAAGGTAGGGCTGCATGACTATCAAATCAAATACACCAGCACACGACAAGGACTGCTGGCAAACGCCGCTTTGGCTTTTTGATGCGCTGGATATTGAGTTTGGATTCTGGCTGGATTCAGCTGCGAGCGACAAAAATGCTCTGTGCGCTCACTGGCTAACTGAGGCCGACGACGCACTCAATTCTGAGTGGATAAGCCACGGTGCAATCTGGAATAACCCACCGTACAGCAATATCAGGCCGTGGGTGGAAAAAGCCGCTGAGCAGTGCATACAACAGCGACAGACGGTAGTGATGCTTGTGCCAGAGGATATGTCTGTCGGATGGTTCAGCAAGGCTCTGTAGAGTGTTGACGAAGTTCGCATTATCACTGATGGACGGATTAATTTTATCGAACCATCGACAGGGCTGGAGAAGAAGGGAAACAGTAAAGGCTCCATGCTGCTGATTTGGCGACCGTTCATCAGTCCTCGACGGATGTTTACTACCGTATCCAAAGCGGCATTGATGGCGATCGGGCAGGGCGTCAGGAGGGCGGCATGAGGCGACAGCGACGAAGTTTCACCGACATCATCTGCGAAAACTGCAAATACCTTCCAACGAAACGCTACAGAAATAAACGCAAGCCAATCCCAAAAGAATCTGACGTAAAAACCTTCAATTACACGGCTCACCTGTGGGATATCCGGTGGCTAAGACATCGTGCGAGGAAAACAAGGTAATTGACTAAAATCGAAGTTACGAACAAGAAAGCGTCGAGCGGGCTTCAGTGTACACTGAGTGGATTCTATCTAGGCTTAGTGCATACAGAAGATTGCTGGTAAAGGACATGCCAGGCAAAACGATGAGGACTGATATTTATGAAAACATCTGATTTTTTACTGTTCTTGCATGCGGTACAGGAGGGGCTTTGACCGGGCATTTTATCGTGAATATTTTCACTTGGTATTTCTTTGGTTTTAGAGATTACTTCACTCGATGGGTTTTAAATAGTTTTCGTCGGTTTATCGGGTGCAAGCCTGATATGAGAATTTATAAAGATGAAAAGAATTGATTGTTAATGTGTTATGAGGTTTTTTGTTGTGAGTTTGTAATTTGCTTTTATAGAAATACATTAAGTAAATATAATTAAATATTCAAATTGTATATGTATGCGACATGTTGGTGTTTGGTCGCATACACTGTTGAATATTTGGCTAATGTTATATCAATATAGAGTTAAAGTCTAACACAACATAGACTCTCTATATGCTAACGTCTTGACTATAACTGCAATTATTTTTTCATTAACTTCGTTACCCATGCTTAAACGCGAAATATCTTTTTCATGAGTTTTGTTTAAAAATATCAAGAAATTTTTCATTTCGTTTGGTAATGTATTTAGTTCTGTTTCTGAGAATCTTTTTTCATAAATCTCATCGATTTTATGTTTGCATGTTTCTGATTGTGATGTATTTAAAATGGCTCTTTCTCCTTGGGTACAGGAGTTTATAACTTCTTTCAGTATTTGTTTTTGGTCTTCTGGGGATGTTCTTTGTCCATTGAATGCGTAAGATATCCTGTCTTTTGTTTTGAAAAGTGGCATGGTTATATTTTTTGTATGCTGGAGGTCAACACAAAGAGCTATTGCCTGAGTATTTAGTATGTCCGGATTATGGGAGTAAGTTGATCTTTTCAAAGCATTAGCACTTGCTGATGCCCCTTCATATGGATTTTGATGAAATAATAGATTTAGTATGTTTACGATGAATAAAGACATCATTTGTGGTGGTGTGCCTTTCTCAAGAGAGCGCATGATTGCTCCCGATAAAGAGGACATCAGACTTAATCCTTGTGTTAATACCCGCTGGGTGGTTTTAAAGGCCGCTTCTTGCGATATAAATCTCTGAGCAGAATTTGGGTTATCAGAAGAACCATGTTTATAAGCTTTATACCACGAGTCACCTAATATAGCTAAGGCCAATGGTATATCAACATAACTCACTCCCCTACCTATAGTTCTTACTATGCTGCCTGTTTTAACTGCTCCATTAAGCATTAACAGTGGTGACATGGTTAGTAATGTACTTGTTAAACATAGAGTAAATCGTGCTATAACCGAACCTGTTATTTTTTTATTACTTATACAATACTTAACTTCATCTATTAGTTTAGGATATTGATAGAATATTGTTGGTGCATGAAATAAAGTTGCTGATAGTAAATCACCAAGTATGCGTACCTGGGTTATATCTAGTGATAATACATTACTTAAGAATGCTTCTGTATTTATTGTTGGAGAAGGTGATGTATATAAAGATGGTTGTTGAGACTGTGAAGGTGATTTGTTATAGTCGCCATTAAAAAATAATGCCTGTATGAGCAAGTGAATGCTGATTCCGCCTCCGGCTCTGAACGCATATGGAAGTATCTGTTCGATTTTATTGTGTATGGCCATATAGGCTTTATAAAAACATCCTGACTGATTATATACCTGATGATATTGATCGTTCAGAACTCTCATAAGATGGAGAACAGTTTCTGCACTCTCATTCTCTTTTGGTATAATTTCATGAATGATGCTGTCCAGTTGATATTTTTGCTTGCATGTTAGGATTTTTGTAATTCTTTCATCGATTTCAATGCATATTGAATTATTTTTATCGGATAATAACAAATCATTTTCCTGTGTATTTGTTTGTATCTCTTGTGGGATATTAATTACCACATCCGTACATGTTCTATCCACCTCATTTGTCTTTATGTTGTCAAGAAAATCATTTAACGTCAGTTGAGAACCCAATTCATTAATGTAGTCCAATGATGACGTAGAAGAGCTATTATCAAGAAAATCGTTCAGAGTGAGCTCGGAGTCGTTTCTTGTTATCGGATATACATTTGTGGAAGCGGCTAATTTAATACTCCGGTTGCTGGAGGTAGAAGCTGTTGGTTCAGAGGTTGACGAACACTGCATGTCAATGCATACATAACCTTTATTTGAAGTTGAATTTGGAATCAAGTTTCCTCCTGAATTAATGGTTTCCATAATACTAACTATTGATAAAAATATTTTGCATTTCATTAAAATAAAAAATCCCATGGAAAATATTTTTTGTTAGTTATTACATACAGCACATCAGGTCGTCAATATAGTCTAACTATAGTTATCACCAAAAACTTGCCTCGATTTTAGATTTTTCCAATATTTGTAGATATTGCACTGAACACCGAATACGTAGCAGAGGGTGTCTACACGATAACGTTCTATGAGCTACCATGTTGTCGAAAAATTGTTTAGTGAGTATGACATCAGGAATGTGGTGGTCTGTTTTAATATTTCTATTTCTATTTCTATTTCTGTTTGTTGTGGTTTTTTCTTTAGTTCATGTATTTCGATTTGTTTCTGAATTATCGGGGGTAGTGTCTTCCCTTTTCCCTGAGGCTTATCATGCAGTTATTTTCGCCATCTTGGTATTGTGGAAATACCGACATCCATAGCTTTGGTGAGCTCTGTTCAGGTGGCCAAATTCAGAAAACCATTACGGAGGAAGAAGGCGATGGCTAAACCAGCGCGAAGACGATGTAACCGTAAAAGAGAAGATTTAACTGTTAAAAGGATATTTGAGTTACTAAGTTTCGATAAATCTACCGGGGTATTTAGATGGAAAGTTCCCACTCAGGGAAGGATAGCATTAAATAGTGTTGCTGGAACTTTTGATTCCAACGGTTATTCAATGATCATGATAGATGGGCGTAGATATAAAACTCACGTCTTAGTTTTTTACATAACTCATAATCGTTGGCCTGCTGGTCAAATTGACCACGTTAATGGAATTAGGACCGACAATAGGCCAGAAAATTTAAGAGAATGCCTGCCAATAGAAAATTCAAGAAATATAAGGATCCGAAAGAATAGCAAATCAGGTTGCAGAGGGGTTACTTGGCACAAACGACAGAAAAAATGGAATGTTAGGCTAGGATTCCATGGCAAGAGTAAACACTTCGGATGCTTTGATGATCTGGAGTTAGCGGTACTAGTTGCTGAAGAAGCCCGAGATAAGTATTACGGTGATTTTTCCGGCAACGAAAGGAGCACTTATGCGAATCTATCGAAGGAAATGTAAATGTTGCAATGAATGGTTTATACCAAAATATCAAAATCAATATTGGTGTAATGAGATTTGTGGAACCAAGATAGCACTCGAACGACGAAGTAAAGAACGCGAAAAAGCGGAAAAAGCAGCAGAGAAGAAACTACGACGAGAGGAGCAGAAACAGAAAGATAAACTGAAGATTCGAAAACTCGCCTTAAAGCCCCGCAGTTACTGGATTAAACAAGCCCAACAAGCCGTAAACGCCTTCATCAGAGAAAGAGACCGCGACTTACCATGTATCTCGTGCGGAACGCTCACGTCTGCTCAGTGGGATGCCGGACATTACCGGACAACTGCTGCGGCACCTCAACTCCGATTTGATGAACGCAATATTCACAAGCAATGCGTGGTGTGCAACCAGCACAAAAGCGGAAATCTCGTTCCGTATCGCGTCGAACTGATTAGCCGCATCGGGCAGGAAGCAGTAGAGGAAATCGAATCAAACCATAACCGCTATCGCTGGACTGTCGAAGAGTGCAGGGCCATCAAGGCGGAGTATCAACAGAAACTTAAAAAACTGCGAAACAGCAGAAGTGAGGTTGCATGAATATCTACGAAAGAATTGATGGCAGCAAATACCGAAATATTTGGGTAGTTGGCGATCTGCACGGATGCTACACGAACCTGATGAAAAAACTGGAGACGATAGGATTCGACACCAAAAAAGACCTGCTTATCTCGGTGGGCGATTTGGTTGATCGCGGTACAGAGAACGTAGAATGCCTGGAATTAATCACATTCCCCTGGTTCAGAGCTGTACGTGGAAACCATGAGCAAATGATGATTGATGGCTTATCAGAGCGTGGAAACGTCAATCACTGGCTGCTTAATGGCGGTGGCTGGTTCTTTAATCTCGATTACGACAAAGAAATTCTGGCTAAAGCTCTTGCCCATAAAGCAGATGAACTTCCGTTAATCATCGAACTGGTGAGTAAAGGAAAAAAATATGTCATCTGCCACGCCGATTATCCTTGTGATAAATACGAGTTTGGAAAGCCAGTTGATCATCAGCAGGTAATCTGGAACCGCGAACGAATCAGCAACTCACAAGACGGGATCGTGAAAGAAATCAAAGGCGCGGACACGTTCATCTTTGGTCATACGCCAGCAGTGAAACCACTCAAATTTGCCAACCAGATGTATATCGATACTGGCGCAGTGTTCTGCGGAAACCTCACATTGATTCAGGTACAGGGAGAAGGCGCATGAGACTCGAAAGCGTAGCTAAATTTCATTCGCCAAAAAGCCCGATGATGAGCGACTCACCACGGGCTACGGCTTCTGACTCTCTTTCTGGTACTGATGTGATGGCTGCTATGGGGATGGCGCAATCACAAGCCGGATTCGGAATGGCTGCATTCTGCGGTAAGCATGAACTCAGCCAGAACGACAAACAAAAGGCTATCAACTATCTGATGCAATTTGCACACAAGGTATCGGGGAAATACCGTGGTGTGGCAAAGCTCGAAGGAAATACTAAGGCAAAGGTACTGCAAGTGCTCGCAACATTCGCTTATGCGGATTATTGCCGTAGTGCCGCTACGCCGGGCGCAAGATGCAGAGATTGCCACGGTACAGGCCGTGCGGTTGATATAGCCAAAACAGAGCAGTGGGGGATAGTTGCTGAGAAAGAGTGCGGAAGATGTAAAGGCGTCGGTTATTCAAGAATGCCAGCAAGCGCCGCATATCGCGCTGTGACGATGCTAATCCCAAACCTTACCCAACCCACCTGGTCACGCACTGTTAAGCCGCTGTATGACGCTCTGGTTGTGCAATGCCACAAGGAAGAGTCAATCGCAGACAACATTTTGAATGCGATCACACGTTAGCGCCATGATTGCCACGGATGGCAACATATTAACGGCATAATATTGACTTTTTGAATAACTTTGGGGAAACTTGACACCAATAATGGGCGTTTTTTACATGTCATTGATGAGTCTCAATAACCTGCCGCCGAGTAGTTTTTATGCTCTGAATTGTATTTGTGTAGTAAACATGCTGACTGCAATGTAATAGAGTTTTTTTAGCCTGTAACCTCTTGACGGCATTGAATTGCTTTTGTTATGAGTTGTAAGCCAATGTTATCATCTTGTATTGGGGTGGTTATGAAGGATGGTGCGCTGCTCAGGAGTTCTTCACTTTTTATTGCCTACATGGGATGCCTTGGATGGGGGAGTGCTTATTTCTATGGATGGGGTACTTCTTTTTACTACGGCTTCCCATGGTGGATTGTAGGTGCAGGTGTTGATGATGTTGCCAGAAGTTTATTTTTTGCAGTTATCGTCATTGCTATATTTCTTATCGGTTGGGGTATTGGTGTTGTATTCTTTTTCGCAGTGAAAAGAAAACATTCTATGCAAGAGCTAAATGTATTTCGCCTTTATTTTGCTGTGGAATTATTGTTTGTGCCGGCAATTATTGAGTTTTCTATATTGAGACAGAAGATTCAGGTACCTCTTTTGCTACTGTCAGCAGCGATTGCGCTGGCGGTTACAATTTCGATAAGATCTTATGGGCGATTTTTATCGGTATCATGCTTCTATGATAAGCCATTTATAAAAAAACATTTTTTTGAGATTGTGATGATTGCTTTTGTGGCATATTTCTGGCTTTTTTCATTTCTGACAGGATATTACAAACCACAGTTTAAGAAAGAATATGAAATGATTAATTATAATGATGGTTGGTATTATGTTCTTGCTCGTTATGATAATTGTCTGGTTTTGTCTACTTCTTTCAATGCAGGTAGTAAAAGGTTTGTCATTTATCAATCAGCACAAGATAAGAATCTTCAGGTTGATATTGTAAGGACCAGAATTTAATTGGCTGCATAAATAATATTTTAAGTTGCAAGTTGGCTATTCGTAGGAATAGAACCTTAGGCATGCTGAATGCGTTTTCTGAACATTGTTTTATAAACTGTGTCTGCTTGCTGTTGTGATCCTGCTTTTAGTGATGGTGATGATGGATTTCACCAGCAGGATAATGTTGGTACTGACTGATGGCGCTCTGGTCTGCGGCATTGTGGTATTGCTGTGGCCTATGATGAAAAAACAGACTGAATAATGCTTGATTTTTTTGTTTGCTGTTTATTAAAAACATTTCTGCATGGTGAATTCCCCTGTATGGGGGGGGCGACTGGTGAATGTCGAATACTTCGATTAATTGTCGATTGGCGGCTGACGCGGGTTCGGTTGCACCAGGCTGAACTCACCGGGAAGCTCCCGGTACCATGCGTATATCACAATTGTTATTCCAGTTATCATTTTCCTTGTGAGTTTTGGCTGCGCATGGCGCGGCCTTTTTTTACGGCCTGCTATTGGCAGATGTTCATCCTGTGATTTTCTTCTGTTCCTGCTCCGGCCTTTCCCTACTTTATTCCTGTGCATGAGAGAAATTTGATGTCGATTAAACGTTATGATTTGGTCAGGGCTGCCTCGCCGTCAGATCTGGCGGAAAAACTGACACAAAAGCTGAAAGAGGGCTGGCAGCCATACGGCGGACCGGTTGCCATTACGCCGTACACACTGATGCAGGCGGTGGCTATTGAAGGAGATCCACAGGTCGGCCCTTCATCTGAGCCGGACTGGTTCTACGTGGTTGTGCTTGCCGGACAGTCCAACGGCATGGCCTACGGTGAAGGGCTTCCGTTGCCGGATTCTTACGATGCTCCGGATCCGCGCATTAAACAGCTGGCGCGCCGCAGCACGGTAACTCCGGGTGGAGAGAGTTGTACGTATAACGACATCATCCCGGCTGACCACTGTCTGCATGATGTGCAGGATATGAGTACGCTGAATCATCCGAGGGCTGACCTAAGCAAAGGTCAGTATGGCTGTGTGGGGCAGGGACTTCATATTGCCAAAAAACTGCTCCCGTATATCCCGAATAATGCGGGGATCCTGCTGGTACCATGCTGTCGTGGTGGTTCGGCATTTACCCTGGGCGCGGAGGGGACATTCAGTGCGGACACGGGGGCCAGCCAGGATTCGGCGCGCTGGGGTGTGGGTAAACCGTTATATCAGGACCTGATTGTGCGCACCAAAGCTGCATTACAGAAGAACCAGAAAAATGTGTTGCTGGCGGTGTGCTGGATGCAGGGAGAGTTTGACATGAGCGCCGCCACCTACGCACAGCAACCTGCGCTGTTTACAGCCATGCTGAAGCAGTTTCGTGCTGACCTCACTGTGTTTAACGCGCAGTGTCATGGTGGCAGTGCTGTAAATGTGCCGTGGATTTGTGGTGACACGACGTATTACTGGAAAAACACCTACGGCACGCAGTACAACACCATTTACGGGGCGTACAAAAACAGGGAGAGTGAGGGCGTTTATTTTGTGCCGTTCATGACAGACGGTAACGGCGTCAATACCGCCACTAATGCGCCGGCAGAAGATCCAGATATTCCGGCATCAGGATATTACGGTGCGGCATCGAGAACGAATGGAAACTGGGTATCATCAAACCGCCCGACACATTTTAGTTCATGGGCGCGCAGGAGCATTATTTCGGATCGCCTGGCAACCGCTATTCTGAACGCAGCCGGGCGCACCTCAGCCTTCATCAGTGGTAAGGCACCGGAAATCAACCCCTCGCCCGGCGGCGATACGCCATCGGGGCCGTCTGATAGCGAAACATCCGTCCGCACAGTCTCCCTGCTGCCGGCAGACGGAGAGGCTGCTACGCAGGGCTGGACTATTAAAGATGGCGGAATTCAGCTGGCAGATGGTGTATTTAAGATCACCAAGCAGAGCAATAAAACCTGGTCCCTGGCGCATCCGGTGGATGACGCAATTACCCTGCTGACACAGGGCGGCAGGCTGACTTGTAAGTTCCGCCTGTCTGGAGCTCTGACTAATAATCAGTTCGGGCTGGGGATTTATCTGTATACGGACGCTCCCGTTCCTGATGGTGTGGCGATGACGGGTACCGGTAATCCGTTCCTGATGTCGTACTTCACTCAGACCACTGACGGTAGACTGAATCTGATGCATCACAGGAAAGCAGGAAACACGAAGCTGGGGGAATTTGGGGGCTACAGTAACGACTGGCAGACGCTGGAGCTGGTGTTCACCGCCGGCAGTGCCACGGTTACTCCGAAACTGAATGGAGTGGCTGGCCCGGCATTCCAGGTTATAAAAGACAGTCTGACTCTGGGACTGAATGCGCTGACGCTGACGGATGTTACAAAAAATGCAGCGTATGGCGTTGAGATAGAAAGTCTGATGCTGGAGATAAATGCACCGGCATCATAATAAAAAAACGCCAGCGTAGTAGAAGAGAAGATTACGCTGGCGTAGGGATATACCCCGTGGAGAAATGATATGTAACACATATCGGGGATATTTCTATATAAACATTATAATTATTGTCAATCATAATGGTCAGGTATTATGACGTTTATGCATCAGAGCCATCAGTAATTAACTGGTGGCTTTTTTATTGTTGTCAGCTTCCGGATAACGGGAGACGGGGTATGTACCAGATGGAAAAAATCACAACAGGTGTGTCATACACCACGTCAGCGGTGGGGACGGGATACTGGTTACTGCAGCTGCTGGACAAAGTCTCTCCATCCCAGTGGGTGGCGATAGGTGTGCTAGGGAGCTTGGTTTTTGGCCTGCTGACGTACCTGACAAACCTTTATTTCAAGATAAAAGATGGATTTGCCCCTATATTTCCAGACACCTGTTATCACTTAACCCATTACTGGCCTGCTGCCGTAGATATTCC